GGACCGTCGGATGATATCAGTGATAAGCAATTTGTTGCCGCGTTAGCCGCGATCGCCGCCTTGCGCAAGAACGAAGATCAATGGGATGAAAATCCTGTTGATCGCGCACGGTGGTTGTCCAAATTTGACTCTTCGAAACGCGAACGTATGGAACAAGCATGGTTAGACATCCCTGAAGCAACACTAAGGGACATCCGAAACAAAACGATAATGGTAAAGATTGAACCTCTGCTCAAACGGGAGGATGAATCTTGGGGCCCTAGGGCCGTCTATGTCGGGAGTGATGCGCATAATGCGATCACAGGTCCAGCGATGATGATCGCTATGGAGCGGTTAGTCGCCGCTCTGGACACCGACAATGATGGCGAAAAACTAGGAAACTGCCACATCAAATTCGGATATAAATCGTCTGACGTCGCATTATGCGAGTTCCTTCTCCGTGACTCCAATTTGACTCACCCATTGGAAGGTGACTACTCGAGGAACGATCGCGAACAGCGGTCACGAGTAGCCCTTATCATCGACATGTGGCTATCACGCCTTAACATGCCCGATTGGGTTCGCAAATTGATGCTCGATTCATCAGAAGAGTATGATGTGTATCTGCCTGCAGCGGGCCTTAAGGCCACTTTGAAACATCAATTGCCAACTGGCACCACAGCAACCACTTTCCGGAATTCCGCATTTAATGCGGTGATGTTTTGCGTAGCTGCACACGAACAAGGTGTGCGCAATGCAAGATGTCTCATTCTAGGTGACGACCTTTTGGCCGTCACTGACAAGAAAATGGATTTGCACGTGTGGGAGCAGTGCATTGATAAATTCAAAATGGTCTTGAAAGCAGCCGCCCCCGATCTGGAGGGGTGTGCCACTTTCTTGTCGCGCAGGCTATTCGTCTACTGCGATGTACCTTGCATGGTGCCGAAGATCGGCAAAGCACTAGCAAGGTTCAACGTACGGGCCAGCAGGAACACTGGGGTTAGTAACGATGCCTATATGGCGGGCAAGGCTTTATCTTACGGGCATGAATTCAGACACGTACCATTCTTTCGTAAGCACTTCATGTTGCGATACCAATACCATTGGGATAGAATGAGCGAGTCCGAACGCTCTGGAGATATAATCAACGATTCATTAACTTGGTCAACAAGAGTTGCGGGTCTCGACGACCGCAAGAAACTGTTGGCCGCTATTGCTAACGAAAAGGTCACCATCCCCGACAGCTACCTTCGGGACTGGATGGTTGATACCTATCAAATCGGATTAGTAGACAGCGAATACCTGTTTACTTTGATGATAAGCAAAGGCACCGAATATGGATTAGTGGACCACCCGGCATATGACAACCTGGCAATCGATTTTTGAGACTAACTACTTCCCCTTCGTGTGAGCCGCTTCGGTTCAGCGCCCCACCGCGGTAATGTGTGGACAAAAACAAAAAAAAAAAAAAAAAAAAAACACGCAGGAACGGAA